ACGTTGTGTAGTGGTTCCTTTTTCCATCGTGTGAGTAGACCAGTGAGTGAGAGCGTTATAACCCGCCCACATGGTCTCCCCCAGTTCTAGAGCTTCATCATGATATTGATTAACCATGTAATCAAGCAAGCCTTTATTTATTGGCTTTTCGTCTGGTTTATCACTTGGCCTTGCCGGTCGCTGGCAGATAGTGTCTTCCAGTATGTTTTGAAAAGCGCGGGGACTTAGCCCGATACTTGCCCATCTGTCCATCTGTTCCCGTTGATTGGCAAACATATCCAGAGACAAAACAGCCTTGCCGGTCAGACTGCCCGTGTCCAGATTACGAGTATGTTTCTTTTTCTGGTGATAAGCTTTCTCACCCCCAAAAACTAGCGTATTGCGGCACAGGTCACGATAAGCCCCGCTGAACACTTGGAACGCCCAAGACATATCAATGCTGTTGAACACATCCAAGCGCGGCACAACACCGTCTGAACCCTGACGGCTTCGAACGTCTGACTTCATATCTTCGAAGTAGATTGTCCGATGCGCTTTCTTCCCTGCTTCAAATAGCCGGTCGACAACTCGCAACCGTCCACCCAGTGGACTATCTTGAAGCTGTTCAGCCTGCACCTGCATCATATCTTGATGAGGAACAAGCTGGTAAGAGTTCGGGACTGGTCGCATAGAAACAAGTTCACCGGATGCCCTGTTGTAAATAGCAGAGAAACCGTCCAGACGTTGCGGCAACCCGTCTACATCTGCCAACACCGGCTGACGCTCGAACACTGCCCTATCAGTAAACAAGGACAAGTCGAACGGGTCGTTGTGGTCGTACTGGATACCGTCTCTAATATTAGACAGACGGCTATTGTTTGGTACTAAATCAAGCATGAATCATGCCTTTCTGTTGTTGGTTGGTTTACGGGGAAAAGCCCCCGCCTTGATTCTAAGGCACAAACGGCCTAGAAAGTAAAGCTCTTTATTTTGCTGGCAATTCGCCCCGCCTCGCGAAAAATTGCCTGATATATCCAGACCAGTAGCAGATAAAGGAAACAAACTCTGCCCTTGTGATATATCCCCAAAGAAAACTTTAGCGTGGCCTTTTTGTCATTAGTGGGTCATAAACAAGACTTGCCTAGTGTCCGCAGACCAACACAGCGCACAGTTTGCACAGTTGGCAACATCGCCCGTCTGTTCTGGACAAACAAAAGACTTGCCTGCTTTTGGCTTGGCTCGTTCGGTGCTATTAGCTGAAAAGATATAGTCTAGATTGTTGCTGAACCTGACTGAAAAGCGATTGCCAAAACGTTGACGGGTCTTTTCTATTCGCTGGCCGATTTTGCTTTCTTTTGTTCTGCCCGTATATCCCCAAACGGCTAAATTATCGTACTCACTCAGCCACCATGCCCAGAGATTAACATATCCTGTTGAATAAAAATCACCCAAAACATGCAGACGGATGATAACGCCTTTATAAGTAGAACACAGTTCTTCTATTTCTTCATTTAGTTTGGCCTCGAGTGCCTGCCCGTGTTCGATGCGATGAGCAAAAGCCATATTGTTACCATAACAGTTATCCCAGTGATAACATTCGCGGGGGCAAGTTGCTCGTTCCTCAAGCGTAAGTGTAAAGATAACATAGCCTTTAAACTTGCCCTTTTTAACAACAGGCAGTTTCCCCTTATCAGCTATCTTGTTATTGTAAGATAACTTAAGCGCACCAGTTTTTAACTCTGCAATCGACCGCCTAGCTTTCGGATACATAGTGACCGCTGGCTTGTTTATATCTGCTTTTTTCATTCGTTCGTTTTCCTTTTCTATTGGTAAACAAACAAAATCAGATTTATAAAACGTTGTCAAGTGCCTTTTGTTTTTGCAAATAACAAACAGCGCAGTAAGTGTCGAACGAATCCCAAACATCGGCCTTCGCACCACACCCGCAATGATACTCTTGTTTAGTAGGATGATTGCGTGGCGAATTTGTCATGTTTGGCGTGGCTCGTTTGTCAAGTTTAGCGTTTGTCATTTGTCAGCAAGTGTCCTTTCCCGCACAGTCAGTTGGGTAGCACTGAATAAGTATTTTGTAATACTTGTTTTTGTTCTCGTGGTTCCACATCTCTTCATGCGATAAAAACTCGCATTGTTCCTGTGATAGTGTTTCTTTTAGGATAGATTGATTGCCGACAAACTCCCATTCAACACCTGTGTGACCCCACATACTTATAACAAGGGCAAACTCTTTCATTGGTACTTGCTCCACTTCTCTTGCCATGCTTCGTTTAATATCTCGTCATATTCTTGGTCGCTGTAGTGTGTCATCATATCACGAAACCGTTTCATCTCGTGTACAAACTGAGCGAACACTTCACACGAACCAGCCCAGTAGTCAGCCTTTTCATACCACTGGCTTTCAAGTTCTATTGCCATGTCTTTAACTCTGCCCATCAGTCTTGTTCCTTTTTAGTTTTCTCTTCCCATCCTGCCACCACTTGATTCTTTCTTTGATGGCTTGTTCTTCACAGAGGCCGCATAAATGTATCAGTCTGTCTTGTTCATCGTACGAACAGTCTTTACATTCACTCGTCATTTGGATACAACCCATGCCGCACAAAGTCTGCAAGCACACGCCTTTTGTCCACACCATCCTCTAACAGTTCTGCCAGCATGTAATGTATATTAGACAAAGCGTACTGCTCAAAACAGTCCTGCATTTCGTTTACAACTGCCTCAATTAATCTTTCATCTGGTGTTTCACTCA